CTCGAACAGGTGCACTTCGACTTCGTACGGTTGGCCTGGGAAGATGCCGAGGCCTTCGACCATGTCGCCGCCGAACATGACATGCGCTTCTTTGACGGGATGATCGGCCCGCTGAATCTCGGTCATCGTGCCGATCTTTTCAGCGAACCGGTGGATCCGTTTGCGGCAGGTGTCGATGTCGTAGTCGGAAGTCTGTTTGCCGAGCTGCCAATCCGTGGCATGGATCAGCGCGACCTCAGGGTTTTTGCGTCGCGGATCTGTCTTAGGTTTGGGAACGCTCGGAGCGCGTCCAAGTGTGACGGCCGCGTCTTTCGCCGCCTGGTACACGGCTTCGACAATGGCCTCGGATTTGGCGTGCGCTTTACGGGTGGCGCGTTGCTGTCTGACGAGCGCGTCTCGGAGCTCTTGCAGCTCTACTTCCTGGTCGAAGTCATCGAGCATGAGCCCGTCGCCATTGTGCGATCGGATACTCGGACAGCTCGTATCCCCACTTTTTCAACACCGCTTTGATGGTCGGTGTGCTGTAGCTGAGATCCATGAGCGCCGCGTGAAGCGCTTCAGATCGTTCGGTTTCGAGCTCCTCTAGGATCTTCTCAATCTTCGGGGTTGCCGGCTTGGGGCGTGCGGCTTCGAAGTCTGACATGTCTGGCACAGTTGCCTCCTGTGTGTGCTAGTTGAACAAAGCCTTCCAAGTGATCGGTCCGACAATGCCGTCAACGGTGAGGGCTTGGTCGGTTTGGAAGGCTTTGACAGCTGCGTCGGTCTTCGCGCCGAAGATGCCATCAACGGGGCCGACGTTGTAGCCGAGCATCTTCAGCTCACGCTGAATCAGTTTGACGCGATCCTTGGCTTTCGATCCTTTGCGGACTGACTGTCCAGGGTACGGAGGCACCGCGGCCGGCTGAGTGGTCTGTGGCGGGCCGGACACGATGCGCTCCGAGATCGGTGACGCCCAAGTCCAAGTGTCAGGCGTGACTTCGATATGCAGGTGATCGTTTTGTGCTCCAGGCGGACGGCCGATCCAGCCGCGGCCTACTTCCCAGTAACGCTTGGCCCAATAGTCGTGAATGCGCTGAATACCGAGAACTTCATGGTGCTCGATGAGCCAGGGGATCACGTCTTGCTCGACGCATTCACGGGATGGTGCGGTCGGGTGACCATCGTCGCGGCGATAACTCAAGTCTTGAGCTGCACCGAAAGCGTGCGACGACCAGGCGGTGCCGCCGCGAATCGGCCGGCGTCCGTAGCAACCAAGGTTCCAGAATCCCCAGCGCTCCTCGAGGTACTTGCGAATCTGGCGCAGGTTTGGTGAGCAGGTGTCAAACGGGTGCCGTGGCGTGTCCCGTTGCCAACTGTGGTATCTCAAGACTTCTTTCCAATGATCGGAGTCACTTCGTCACCTCGACGCGCAGCGATGCCGTTGCCGACTGCGTATCCGGCAATCATGCCGATGAGGCCGGTGCCGGCTGATTCGTCAACGCTGTTCGTGGCGAGCAGAATCGTGACGCATACCAAGGCGACCAAAGCGATCATTGCTTTCGACGGGTTTGCGATGTTCATCTCTGTCCAATCCATAAACAGAAGACGACGATCACGCTCATTACTACAGCAAGCGCGGCCGTTTTTGCGTCTTCGCTAGTAACAATCACGGTTCAAGCTCGACATCGGGGACGATCCAGGTAAGGGTCGCTTCGTCAAAGCCGGTGGCGTCGGCCGGCTCGGGCGGGATAAACGCGTCACGCGCCGCGTCGTAGGTGTAGCCGATTCCTGCGTAGTTCCCTCGGAACGGGGTGCCACCTGTGGTGTGCTGGTTGCCGTGCGTGTTGTAGGAGGTCCGTAAACAGGTCTGGCCGTGGCGTTCCCCGTAGTAGTCCTCCCACGAAGTAATGCCGTCTGACAGGTCGTCCTCGTCACGACCAACAATGACCTGTGTCACGATGTTGTTGCTGTTGAGGAGTGCGTAATGGGCCATTGTCAACTCCAACTCACGTTGTCGGAACCTGCGGTAATCGTGACGACGGTGTAGTCGCCGTCCGTTGCTGAGGATGAGGTAAGACCAGCACCTACCGAAATAGTTCCGGCTGAAGTCAGGTAACGAAGAATGACGACACCGGAACCGCCCGAACCGCCGGTGCCGGTACTAGGACCGGCTCCGCCGCCACCGCCGCCGGTGTTCGCGTTGCCGTTGTCACCGTTTCCACTTGCGACTCCATCGCCGCCGCCATCGGTGCCAGTACCAGGACTTGCGCCACCTTCACAACCGCCGCCACCACCACCGGCCCGCGAAACGCTGCTTCCGGTGATTGACGAAGCGACGCCTGAACCTCCGTCTCCGGCGTTTCCAGCGGTCGCATTTTGACCGACAGCACCGGAACCGCCACCACCGCCCGACGGTGCGCCAGTTCCCGCGAGACTGTTGCCACCGTTGTATCCTTGAAGTTCGCCGGTGTACGTCCCGCCACCGGTTCTAGACGTTCCGCCCGAACCGCCAGCACCGCCACCGTTTGCGCCGGTGCCGCCATCAGTGTTATTCGGAGCACCAGCACCACCACCAAACATCGTGAACGCGCCAAATGTGGTGTTGCTTCCAAGTGTTTGCGCCGCGCCGCCGCCGCCGATAGTCACGGCCACGTTCGTTGACAACGGAATCAATAGCGGGTATCCGCTACCGGTGAAGTGTCGACCACCGCCGCCACCACCACCGACAGCAGAGCCGCCGCCACCGCCACCGGCAATGATCAAAAACTCTGTTGGAACTCCTTCTACGCCGCCGACAGCGACCCATGCGGAGCCGTCGTACACCTCAACAGTGTTCGTGTCTTTGAGGTAGGACATCATGCCCTCAACTAGGACGCCTGAGAGCGCGGTGGTGCGCGCTGAGGCGTCTGCGAAGCGCATGACGGCCTGCCGCATCAGATAATCGTCGACCTGAGCCGCGGTCAAAACCTGCCCAGGAGTGAAGTCAAAAAATCCTTCAGCCATTACAGACCTACCCAGCTCGAGCCGTCATACACCTCGACAGCGTTCGTGTCTTTCAGATAACTGACCATGCCCTCGACGAGGACGCCTGAGAGGGCTGTCGTGCGAGCTGCGGAATCGGCGAAGCGCATCACCATCTGACGCATCAGATAATCGTCGACCTGCGCGGCCGTAAGCACTTGGCCGGCGGTGAAGTCGTTGAAGCCTTCAGCCATAGACGTTGATCATCCTAGAACATTGAGGGCGTCGAGCACACCATAGACAGGATCGTCCAAGATGAGCTGGTAAACGATGGTTGTGGGGCTTGTGTAGAAACGGGAGACATGACCGCCAGAAGTGTCGATGTAATGCTCGACGCCTTCGACCGCAAGTTCTTGCGAAATGTCGCTGAGGGTGGCGCCGTTGATGAACTGTTTCTGAATCGAGATCGTGTCGCCGACGTCGATGGTAGCGACGACGTCACGTTGCGCATCGGTCAGTTGCGCGAACGCGACTTCGATCGCGGTGAACGTGGCTTCTGGCTGAGGGCTGAGTAGATAGTCGGCGAGATCTTGGGCGGCGGTGTCGGTGTCGAGTAGTGATCCGGTGACTGCTATCGACTGAATGAAGTATTCGGCTTGGCTTGCGGCGTTTGATGCGCTCGCGCTTTTGTTGTTTATCGTTGAGACATAGACCAGGTTGACGACTTTGTCGGCCCCAAACGAAATGTCGACGTTCCGATAGGGATATTGCGTGCCGTCATCATGGAAACTCGCGACAGGCGAGGACAGCGTCGCACCGACCCGATTCTCAAAGACGAGCACGCCCTCGCGGTCAATGAACAGGCGGCCTTGTTCTGCGTTGTTGACGAGCTGCAGATAGTCGAGGACGACTTGGCCGAGCTCTAGGTTGTAGTCGCCGCCGCCGCCGATCTCGACGGTGCCGGTCGCGATTGAGCGGGCCGCTCCGGACGGATAGTCGACCTCGGCCAGATCAAGCACGGCGCTGATTCGCGCACCGCTGAACTGTTTGGAAAGACTTGTCGTCTCGGTCACGGTTTGAGCGAGTAGGTAGAAGTCGTCGGCGCAAGTGACGCTAACGGTGTCGTCGCCATCGAGACCGAAGTTGTAGTCGTAGTCGATGATTCGGCCGACGAACAGCAGCTCAGCTTCACGGTACAGACGGACCAGCCTCATCGGGGCAAGACCAGGTTTGACGTTGTCTGGGTCGTAATACGGCGAGTCGCTGGCGAACGGGTTGAACACGCCGCCAGCCGCGGTGTCGTCGAGTAGGAACGTCATGGTGCCGGCGCCGAACTGGTCGGAGATGTCGCGGCGTCCTCGTTTGATTCGGATGCCTTTGGCACCGTCGGTGACGTCAGCGAAGTCGGTGAGGCCGTCCAGAACGAACGTGGTGCCGTCTAGAACGCCGCGTACCGTGTCATCGAGCCGGAACCCTCTGACGGGTGCGCCGGTGTCGATTTCCAGCGTGTAATCGCCGGACTGGACGACGGCGGTGCTCACAGCCGGAGGACTCCGAATTGAGCTGAGCCGCTGGTGCGGTTGTAGTTACGGATCGCGGTGACTACGGCTTCGCCGACTTCTTGGGTCGGGTTGATGGTGGACACGTTCACGGTCACGTTTTGGACGGCGCCGGATGGTGCTCGAGTGATGCTCGATACCGGCGTGATCGTCGTGGATGCGACTGGCGGAGCTGACAGGAAACCGAGCTCATCGCGCGGCGGAACATAAGTTGACGGCGTTATGCCGGCGCTGACCTGCTTGACCTTGTTGAAAGCGTCGAGTACGCGAAGCGCTGAGGCATAAGCGGCATCAAGGTCGCCGGTGTCGATCTTGATTTTGAGTTCTTCGGCGAACGCCAGGGTGAGCAAACCGTGAGCGTTGAGGGTTTCGATGATTGCGCGGGTGAGGTCTCGCTCGGCTTGCTGTAGTTCGCGGACGTTGTCGGACGATTCAGCGATGACTTCGTTGTAGTTATCGAACTCGTTCCGAAGTGCCTCGATGTCGTCCTCAACGTCAAGCACCTCAAGCATCCGAACCAGCTCAGGGTTCAGTTGCTTGACTTCTTCGTATACCGCGTTGACGGAACGCGCTAGATCCTTCTGTGCCACAGATGCGCTGTCCGAGGTGTTCTCAAGATCTTCAAGGCCGGTGGATGCTTCACGAACGCTGGCGTACATGTCGCCGGCTTGTTTGCGGGCTTCGTCGACGCTGGGCGTGAAGTTCTCTTGGATCTCGTCGCCGACGATGCCGAGCTTCTTGGCAAGCCAGCCGACAGCGTCAGCTGCGGCCTTCAGAGGCGCTAGGAGCGCCTTCACGATGTTTCGGACAGTCTCGAAGCGGCGGTACAACAGCACCAGACCGGCTACAAGGGCCGCTACAGCGACGACAACAAGGCCAATGGGGTTAGCGGTCAGGGCGGCGTTGAACGCCCATTGAGCGGCTGTGGCGATGGCTTGAGCTGCGGCCCACGCTTTCATAGCGAAGTTGGCGACAACGATGGCGGCGGACAGGCCACCGATGGCGGCGGCCAAAGCGATCACGATCTCGGTGTTCTGGCTGGCCCAATCGGCGAACTTGATGACAATGGGCAGGAGCGCTTCGACGGCGGGAAGGAGCGCCATACCGATCGACTCAGACGCCTGGCTAAAGGCGACTTTCATCTTGTCGGTCGAGTTAGCGGTCGCTGCCGCGGTGCCGCCGACCTGGTTCTCGATCTCCTCGAGGATCATGGTCTGCGCCTCGAGTACGTTGCCGGACTCGACAAGGGTGCGGATCTGGTCTTGCTGGGCTTTCGTGAACTGAATGCCGGAACGACGGAGCGCGGTCAGGCCGGCGATCGGGTCGTTGAGTGCTTTGCCGAGCTGCTTGGCGTTGTCGGTGACAGAGCCAAAGCCGGCGGATGCCATGTCGAGCGTGAGCTGCGTGGCGCGATCGAATGCGCCTCCGACCTCGTCAGCACTCGACGCGATGTCCTTGAACGTCAGCAGAAGCGCCTGGGACTCTTTGATCGTGTTTTGGTTGACGCCGGTGAGGCGGGCCTGTTCGTTTGCCAGGTCGACGAGGCGGTTTGTGACTTTCTCGGTTTCAGCGCCAAACAGCCCCATCGAGGTCGCGATTTGCTCGATGCGGGCGTTAGCGGTCGCGGCTTGCTCACCAGCGGCGACCATCTTCGCGCCGGCCACAGCAAGGCCACCGAGCGCAGCTGTGGCGGGTACGAACGCTTTCTTGAGCGCAAACGCGGTCTTCTGGCCGGTCGTTTCGAGTCGCTTGAACTCGGACATGGCCTTCTTCAGGCCACGGTTATTGAACTCGCTAACGATGGGTACGTTGATTGCCATTAGCGCAGCTCCTGGTTGATGATTTCGGCCATGTCGTCAATGGCTGATCTTACGCCTTGCACGACTTCGGGCATGTGGCGTTCAGCGGTCGGCCACATCACTCTCGAGGCCGGCGCAAACCGGTCGAGGCGCGCGATCATGGCGCGGCCGGACGGGCTGTTGCCGGAGCTCTTGCGGCCAGCAATGTCGAAGATGACGCCGGCGGCGCTTGTCTGCCTAAGTGTCAGCAGAGGGATGGTGTCGCTGTTGCGGGCTTTCGATCCCTTGAACGACACTTTGACGTTGCGTTTGACGGTGCGGCCGTCGTAGCCGCCGCGCCAATTTCCCCAGCCGGACAGCGGCGAGGCGTCGGGAAACAGTTTCTTGGCTTCGGCCTGCATTGGTTTGGCGGCCAGTTTCATTCGGCGAACGGTCGTTTTGCGGAGCTCGGGATCGATACGGCGCAGGACTTTGAGCGTGTCGGCGAGGCCGTTGACCTCGAGTCTCGCTTCAATGTCTTGTGCCACGGTTCTGCTTTTTCTGCTCCTCAATCACATCGACCACGGTGTTGAGGTCTTTGAGATCGAACTCGATTTGTGGGGGCCACCAGGAGACAGCGACCAGCAGTTCTGCTAGCTGGCGTCTTCTGGTTCCCCTCGGGTAGGGCGTTCGTCACTTCCAACGACCTCGAGGCTGACGATCTTCTTGATGAAGTCGTCGAACACGGCTGGAACGACCATCTTCTGTCCCTTCATGGCTTCATACGCCAAGAAAGCGAGGTCTTCCATGCCGGCCGCGGTCGCCATCTGTGACGCTTTGGTCTTGTACTTCCGTTCCCACGCGACGACAGCCCACAGGTTTGTTTGGATGTCCTGTGGGCCGTCGCCGAGGTCGATGCGGATCGTGAGGTTCATGTCGGGGCTCCTTTAGTTGGGAATGAACTAGATCAGCTGGTGGCGCGGGTGAGGGCGCCGCCGCGGAACACGACGTCCATGGTCGGCAGCTCGCCGACACCGCCGTTGACGGGGGTGACGGATTCGAGGTAACAGCCGGTGAGCGTGTACTCGGGGTTCGAGGCGCCAGGCGTCGCGGAGGTCGTCGGGGTGACGACGACGTCGAACGTGGTGCCGGCGAGGCTGTTGAGCTTCTCCTCGACCTCGCTGGTGCCGTAGGCGATCATGAGGGTGGCGGAGATCTCGTGGTTGCCGAGTCCCTTGACGAACTTGCGGGCGGTGTCGCCGAACGCGGTCGACTCGAGGGCTTCGTAGCTCTCGGTGACGGTGATGGTGGAGACCTGGTCGCTGAAGTCGACGGAGTCGACGGTCAGGGTGGCCTGGTTGAGAACAACGGTGGTTGCCATTGGGTCAGTTCCTTCTTGTTGCTAGCCGGACGGTTAGATCATAGGCGGGGAGCTGTTGCTCACCGATGAGGGCGATGGACGGCGTGCCGGCGGTCACGGCGATGTCGTCGCTCTCATGGATGGCGTCGACGGCGGTCAGGATCCAGTTTGTCGCGTCTTGGTTGCCTGGTGGCGGCGCGAGGACACGGAGCGTGAACGTCATGTCGGCGATGTTTGTGTTGAACCCGCTGAACGTCGGCATCTCGATGAAGACGGTGAGCGGGCGGGCGTTGCGCG